CTCCTGCCATGTTTTCTTTTCAGCACCGATTAAAGCACATTTAGGACTGCACACTCTTTGAGTTGATTTATAAGGAGTGAAGTCTGAACCGCACTCTTTACATTTTTTTGATTTATTATTTTTAAATAATCCAAACATTATTTATTTTTTAAAAGCGTTTAAATAATCATTAAATAAGTTTCTTGCAATAGTTACTTTATCAATCATTCGTTCCTGCACCTCTTCGTTAGCTTCCCATCTTCTAATGTATAAACCAGCATCGGAGTTAAGAATTAAACGTGGATCAAAAGAAATAAAGTCGCACCACTTTCTGCCTGATAATAAAAGATAGCATTGCATTTGGTAGTAGTAGTCGTTATTCTCACTTTCAAAAGTTTCTTCATTAAAAAAGAAATTCAAGTGATTACTTCCAACAAAAGGGCATTTTATTTCAATCATTCCTTCGTCACCTACTAAGCCATCAGGACTACCTGTTAATCCTTCTATATTTTCGCTTATAAGCAACTTTGATTCTATTACCTCATTACCTGTTCGGGCAGTGTAATATCTCTTTGCTATTGGCTCATTTTCGTGTCCCCACGCTGTCGCATAGTTATCTATACTTTGTTTAGGCTGACCGCTTAATCTTTCATAGACTTTCTCACGAATGTAAGTTTCAGCACCTTTGCTTAGTAAGTCTTTTTTAGAGCGTGGTTCTGTCATTAGTTTCCAAATCTCACTTCCGCTAAAATTACCAAGTCGATTATTCCACCATTCATTTGAATAAATTTCTATATTGCTTTCCATCTTTTATTATTTTTAATATTTGACATTTGTGATTCTGATAAATTATATTTTTTGGCAAGTATTCTTGATTTAGTTGTTTTAAGTTCTTCTCTAATTTTAATAACTAATTCTTTTGTTACTATACAATTTGTTCTATATAAATCTAAATTATCTGATGTTCTATTTAAACCTAATTTCCATGCGTGTAATTGATTTTCTGAATTATTACACCATTCTAAATTTTCAACTATATTATTAAGTTTATTTCCATCAATATGATTCACCTGTGGTTTATTTAATTTATTTTCAATAAAACATATTGCAACTAATCTATGAACTGCACAAGATTTACCTATACAATTTTTATATAAAGTAACCCTATTATAACCAAAATAATTTATAGTTCCATTTAATAATTTTTCTTTTAAATTTAATATTTTATTATTTGAACGATTTTGTGAAGTTTGTAATCTTTTTACTCTTCCTAAATTACTAACTTGATATATTCCTTTATATTCAGGAATATCTTTCCAAATTTCAATTGGTTGCATATAAAAAAAATACCAGCCAAATACAAGGGCTTATCCGACTGCAAAGAATTTGCAAATGGCAATGTAAGTGACTGGATTTTTTAATATTTTTCATTTGTCGAATAAGCGTTACAAATATATAAATAAATTATTAATAAACAAAAATTATTTTAAAATTACCTAATCTGTTTTCCCACCACGTAGGTGAGTAAATTTCTATTGTTGATTCCATAATTAAAGGTAGGGGACAAATTGTCCCCATGGTTAAATTATTTATTTTTATTACGGTAATTGTGTTTTAAGTTCATCTTTTAACTGACTTATTTCTAAATTTAATTTAGCTTCATTACTTAATGTAACCCATATATTTTGTAAGTCAATTAATGATTTAGCACCTTTCAATTGTTGTTTAATGCCAATTACATTTAATGGTTTAGGTTCGTGTTTAAATTCCTCTTTAGGTTGTTTTGTTCGTGTTTCTTCTGCATCGTCATCGTCAATTTCTAAGCATAAAAGACTGGAGCAAGTAAATCTACGAAAGTACGTTATTGCAGACCCAATTTGCTGGGGCGCTAATCCAACAGGCATAGGAATAAAACTACTGATTGAGTCTTTGCCATCTGTTATAACTGTACCTATTCCACGCTCATCTATTGGCTGAGTAATTAATAAACCAACTTCTGAAAGTATTGGCTTAACTTCTGACAATACCTGTTTTAAGGTAGCATAAGTATTTTTGAAATGTGGATTCTTAGCATCCTTTTTAATCACATTAACTTGTTTCTGAAATTCAAGTAATCTTTGTGTTAGTGTTTGTTCTTTGTTTTCTGTTTTCATTGTTCTTTGTTTTTATTGGTTATTAAAATGGCATATCATCTTTGCTATCAATTCTAAAATCAGAATGAGTATTAACTGCTTTTGGTTTAAAAGTATCTATATTAAAATACAATCCTTTATCTGATTCAAGTAATTGTAGCTTTAATTGCTTTTGTCCTTTGTATTCAGTTAAACAGTCATTATTTTCTTTAATCCAATCATATAATTCTTTTGGATTAATTAATACTGATGCCTTAACGAAAGTAGGAGCTTTCTCATTTGGCTTAAAAGCCATTAAACCTTTTGGGTACTTTTTAGTTGTCATTTTTCTTTTGTTTTTTATTTGTTATTGTGAATTCTTTATACATTGCTTTTGTCTTCTGATTCTGTTGCCAGCACTCATTAATGGTATAACCTTTTTTTCTGATTTTAGCCAATACTTTGTGCAGATTAAGAGTTCCGCAGTTACATTCTTTTTTTGTGATTGCATAGGCATTTGAGCCTGTAATCACAACACCGCCTAATAAGGCATCGAGGATTGCTTGTTCTTGTGTTTTCATAGTTATTAATTTATTGCAAATATAAAATAAATATTTAATATAAAAAATTTAAAGTTAATATTTTTATTTCGTTTTTTAAATGGATATATCTTTCAATTAATTCAGCATCAAAAATTTCTAATCTGTTATTCGAGCCTACTTTTTCAGCAACATCCATTAGTTCAGCTTCACAATTTTTTATTTTTTTTAGATTTATTATGCCGAAGCCTGACATACCATCTACATTAAAATTATTTTCCATATTTTTCCTTTTTATATAAATAAAATTCAATTATTAAATCAAGTAGTTCATCACTACAATTACCTGTTTTGAAAGCCTTGTTAATTGTTACAAGGCTAAACTTTTTTCCTTTTTCAATCCCGTACTTCCTCACACGAGTTTGGTCTCCAAATGAGTAATACTCATTAATGTGGTCTTTTATTTTTTCTGTTATTTTCATTCTTTAATTATATTAATTGATTTTCCTATTCTATCTTCACCATAACACATAACAGCCACGTTGTAAGCTTCTATGTAAGTGTTCCAAAAATTTATATTCCCATTTGTTGATCTCATTTTTTTGCCGTTTATAGTTATAAAATATTTCATGATAATGTATAAGTTGGATGAATGATTGAAAGATAATCTAATATTTCATTATTGATTTGTTTTGCTATTTCAATAGTATCTCTATCGGTTACTTCAATTACTATTTTATCCCTGTTTTCTATTTCTTCATACTCAGGCGGGTTTTCATAGTCTCCTGCTCTTAATAACCTATCATAACGCTCATAACAATAATCGCAAGTAATTCTTAATTTATTATTGCCTATTCTTTCACACTCCCACTGCATAAGCAAATGGTAATCTAAACTGCTTCCTAATTGATACATGGCTACAACTCCGTTGATAAACCCATGAAATACCTCTTTGTTCATATTATTGATTTAGCTTTGGTTACTACTTGATTAAACTCATCTTCTGTGATTTGCTCATAAGCACATGGATATTCCATTGCCCAATCTACTCGTTTAATCATTATTTCATCAGACCACAAGCATACTTGAATAGTTTGATGTTCTTCAATCTTCCAATACCTGTTACCATCTTTTGTGAATAGAGGTAATGTTACCTCTATTTCTACTTTTTCTGTTTTGTCAATTGTTACTTTCATTGTGTTTTAATTATTAATTATTGATTTCTGTTTCTATGTTTTTTGGCAATTCATCTGTTAAATTAATTGCATTTTTTTTAGCGTAATTAATTGCTTTTTTTAAAGTATCAAAACCTTGGATATAATAAATTTCGGTTGAGTTATAAAACTTTAAAAAAGTATAACCGTTTGCTGTTGTTTTGATTTGTGCTTTCATTTTGTTTGTGTTTTAATTGTTATCTGAGTACAAATATAAAGAGTTTATTAATATCTTTTACAAAACTAATAAAATAATATTAAATAAA